CCCCTCTTCAAAGTAGCGCTCCAGCTTAACGAACGCTGAAATACTGCTATCTTTGGAAAGATTCACCCCATCACGGAGCAAATCATTATACGCAGTGGTGTAGCGCCTGCGCAAACGCCCGGTTTTTCGTTTTAGGAAACCGGCACCATCAAAGGGCTCCAAATGCTGTTTAATTCGATTTGCCAGATCGTCGACAATTCGGTAAACAAGCGGCCAGTCGAGGCCGTTGGATATTGGAGTATCCTTGAGATAACGTTTATGCAACGACTCATAAACGTTATGCGCGCAATTCTGCATGACAATTGTTGGATTGCGTTTCGGGAGTGGGGGACCATTCCACTCCAGATACTTGACAGACTCGCACTTACGTGTGTCCAGCTCGCCTTTAGGGCGGACCGTAACACGTGCATGCTTCCACTCAGCAAACTTGCCCCGAAGACCCGTGTCAGTCGTTTCAAGAGTGCGGACGCCATCTTGCTCACAACAGTGAGCAGTCCGATGCTCAAAGTTGGAAACGCAATTGTTGCTGCCACTGCTAATCCGACACGTACTGGGGTGTGGCGAAAAAGCGATGTAATGTTGTGCGCTTGGCTAGTGCGCTCAAGAAGAAAATCATCATCCTCCTGATCCGTTGCGCGTTGTATTGTGAACTTCACCCTGTTCACAAAATTAGGCCCCAACCTACTCTTCATGGGCACCTTCAATTCATCTAGAAAAGCCCTAGCTAGCTTCGATGAATGGCTCAATTTTATTTCACGGTTGAACTTCCCGTTTACAAGGTAGGATGTGTGGTGATGCATCCTTATATATGCCAACATTTCCGGCCAGAGTACCTTGTCCTCTGCCAGATCTGCATTGGAACACCAACCGATGTCATGGTTGATGCTCTTGTCTATGGAAAATTGTGGTCTTCTGAAAAGACGAACAATCTTGCCATACCAATTCATTGGCTGCCAGTCCATGTTGACCGGACCAGCAGGAATGATTAGTGCGCATTCATCGGCGTCGACAGCACCAGGCTTGTCCAAGATGAAATGTTCGCAGACAATTATGTCGGCATTGCCGCAATCAGAGCAAAAGGCTTGTTTTGCTGGGTCAATGCTTCCTTGACCTGCAAAACGTGTGCATTAAACTTGTCGAGAGCGGCTTTGTTCTTAAAACCCTTCTCGACTGCACGAGAATAC